GAAAATTCAAATACATTAATAAAATCTTTGTCACCTCTCCATAATCCTTGAGGGTCTATATCTATTCCTTGTGCAAATGCTAAGAATTTTTTCCATGATGATGACACAGTAGCTACATCATCTACATCTTCAGGCATAGGAAACTTAGATAAAAAGTTTTTAATTTCACCAGTAACACCTTTGCTTGGTAAAACTCTGTTAATAGCTAAAGAAACTAATCTGTTTGTACCAGGAACTTGTGATTGTGCTAATAAGTTAATACTATCTAAGTTTGTTCTGTATTGTACACTCATATCTTCTTGCTCACCTTCTATTAACAAGTTACCCATCCATGCACCCCAAGGAGTTACAAATGTATCTTTGTCAGGATTAAATGGGTCTGGTGCAAAGTAACCTTGTCTATTGTATGTGTAATCACTTGTACCTCTTAAACCTCTAATAGCAAGAGTTCCAGCTCTAAGTGGATATGGATTTTCTGTAACTAATTTACCCCAAGTTTTAAATACCTCAAACCATATTTCAGGGAATGGGAATATATTTCTAGTTACATCAGATATTTTATGTTGAATACTTGTATCGTATAATAAATCTTTTAAGTTTTCTAATGCATATGCTCTAGGCATAGCATCAGCTTCATTAAATACTTTCCAACCATCTTCTTTAGAACCAAGTGATGCTCTAGCTTTTAATTGTTTTACAACACTATTAGGAACTTTATAAACTTCTGCATCTCTAATATATTTTTTCTGTAAAGACCTAGTCATATTATTTACATTGTCAATTACCCATGCCCAATAATATTGTTTAAATACAGGTGACCTGTTTAAATATGCAATAGGTCTACGCATTAACAAATCAAATATCATATTAATACCATCATCAAGTACGCTAGTTCTAGCAGCTTCATCTATTTCTTCTGGTACTCTTACCCAACCACCATTTAGACCTAAACCTTCTACTTCATCAAATAATTTATAACCAGCATCAATTGCTTTACCACGTTCTTTTTTATTTAACACACGCCATTTACGTGTAAGACCACCACCAGGTTTGTCAATATCAGGTAAAAAGTTTACAAATTTATTAGGTACTATTTCACCATTTTTAACAAGAGGTATTTTACCTTTACCCATAATATCTCTTAATCTACTGTCACCTTTGTATGGATGTTTATCTAATACCCAACGATAAGTAACACCATCAACTGATTTAATATAATGAACACCTTCAATCATTACGTCATTTGTTTGTTCTCTAATAAAACCTTCAACAGATTGCAACCATTGGTCTACAAAATCATCATCATCTATGTATCTATAATCTCCAGATTTATCTGCTTGTGCTTGTCGCCAAAACATTCCTTCTTCTGATTTAATCCATTTGTTTAAATCATCACTTCCATAACCAAACTCAGCAACTTTTCTACCTACTGGGTCTGTTCTAACTTGTAAATAATCCCATAGTTTATGTTCTGTGTATTTAGTTGTATTTAAATCAGGATGATTTTTAGGTAATATAGAGTATTCTGTATTAGCTGGATTCCATCTTTCGCCTCTAAGACCACTAAGAGAAAATGTTTTTTGTTGTGCTTCTAACATTTCTTCTTGCATTTCAAGAGTTTGTATCATAGGTATGTTATCTATTTCATCTTGTGTGTAACCTTTTTTTAATAATTTTTTATTATTCATTTTTTTACCACTAGATAGCCATTGAATGTAATGAAATGGATGTGTATATACATTACCTTTTAATCCAGCCATAAACATACGTGCTTGTTCTTCCATAAATACACGTGTTAAAAATGCAAATCTAAATAATACTAAAGGTTTAAATACTTTTCTTGTATAAAAGTCCAGAGCTCTTGTTGCTACATCTTCTTCTAAATTTTTTCTAGGAATAATACCTTTTCCAAAATATGGATTTTTATATGCGTCATCACCCCAGTTAGCTAAATATTGACCAAATGCTTTAATGTCACTTCCTATTTGACCAATAATTGGATTAGCAGTAGGACTAGGCATTTGTTTCCATATACCACCTATTGTTCTATTTATGTATTGATAAGGTATTAACGGTGCATAGTTATCAACCATTTGTGAATATAGAAAAGCATTTGCAATAGGAACGTTATAAAACTTACCTTGTAAGTTAGCTTTAAATACTTGAAACTTATTACCAGGGTTAGGTAATGTTGTACCCATTCTTGATTGTGAATATACAACAGACCTATCTAATGCACCAAACTTTTCTGATACCCATTTTTTAAGTGGAGAAGCTACTTCATCACCAACAATATTAGCTACTCTTTTAGCGTCACCATCTGCTAATTTTCTAGCAAATTGTCTAACAGATTGTTTATTAGAAAAATCTAGTTCTAAAAAGTTCATTAACACATTACTTTGTTCTGCTTCATTTCTTAAACCACCGTTTATTTCTAAATGTGATACAAGTTGTCGCCATGCTTTTGCTTTGTTGTACAAAGGTAAACCAGCATCAGGTACAATACTTAATAAATTTCTAAAGTATGGTTCATCAAAACTTCTATAAGCACCACCAAAACGTAAATATTTTTGTATTTCGTAATCACCATAATCAGTAAACAGTTCTCTAAACTTAGCTTTTAATAATGGAACTTCATCACTTGTATTAACTGGTAAACCATCTAATGTTCCAGCTTTAACTGATTTAACTTTTTTACCAAGTAAACCACTAAAAACTGCACTCTTAGTATTACCTATACCTCTAAAACCTTGACCTATATAACTTCCTAAACTTCTAATAGCTGAATCATTATCGCCTATAAAATCTAATGGTTTAGCAATTATTCTGTCACGAAGTTTTTTACTACTTTGTAATTTATCTGCTTGGTCAGCTGCATATCTTCTAACAGCATTAATAATTCCAGATTGTCCTACATCTGATATATTTTCTAATCTATCAATGTAATTAGTTTCTATAACATTTTTTCCACCTAATGTAGCTTTAGTATCAGATACTTTACGACCATTACTTGCATAATCTTTTATTAATGCTTTAACTTTCATAGGGTCATCCATCTTTAACATATCAGAAAGAATATCTGGGTGGAATTGTCTAAACAAAGGCATTTTACTAATAGAACTTATTTTTTCTAATGGAGTAGATGCAATTAATGTATACATATTTTGCCATGCAGGACTTTCTAATACTTCATCCATACCAGGATTAAATATTTTATTTGACCTACCAAAAATTAATGCTCTGTTTCTTTGCGTTTTAGCTTCTTTAACAGCAGAACGTACTGCTCTAGACTCAGATAATATTTGATTACCATTAAATATTCTTGCAAGTCTACTGTAATTTTGTGTAGATTCTTCAGCTAAATCTTTACCAAGTAAATCATATGTATTTTCTATAATTTTATTTTTATCTAAACTAATACGTTTACCATTTTTAACTAATGAACCTGTATCAAATAATTTACTTGCTCTATTTAAATCATTCCAAGCACCTAATATTTTTGCACCTTTTTTAAATACACCACCAAAAATTAATTCAGGTACTTGATGTACTATGTCAATAGCACCAGAAGCAAATGCAAATTCTTTAGAACCAGGTATAAATATTTCTGATGCATACAATTTACCTGGTGAATATTCTAAAAGAGTATTATCTTTTTCCCATGCTTGATGTCTACCAGGACTATCAGCAACAAATAATCTGTTTCTAGTAAATCTACCTGCATAAAAATTAATTGAGTTTGGTCTATTAAGAGATGTATAATATATTTCACCATCTTTATCTGGAGCTACTAAAGGTTTACCAATAGTGTTATAAACTATTTCTGCTGATTTTTCTGGTGATAATTGTCGTTCTATTAAATCTGCATACATAGCAGTATCTTCTGCTAGTACAGGTCTAAATATTGCTAGTGCATCTCTATCAAAGTTTACAGGTTTATCAACTTTACCTATTTTCATACCAAATATATCGTACTCTTTAGATAAAACACCATTACTTGCTACAGCATTCCAGAACGCACCTAATCGTGTTTCACCAGATTTTAACCAAGCTTCTTGTGCTATAAGTAATTCTTTTTTAGCTTCACCAAAAAATCCTTGGTCTACACCTAAACCAGGAATTTCACTTCTACTAATATCAATAAATTGTGTATCTTGTGCTTCAGCAAGTGACATACCATTCTGCATCAATTCATCTGCTTTAGATAAAGCAGCACGATATTCCATTAATCTTCCTGTTTGAAATGGTTGTCCTTTTGCAAATTTATTACCTGCTATACCAAGAACATTTATTTTTCCAGATGGTCCAAATGTTTGCCATGCCCACTCTAAACCTAACATAGCCCATACACCATATTGAACATCTCCAGGTTTAGCACCACCAGGAGCAAAACCACCAGTAAAAAAATCAGTTAAATTAAGACCCATGTGTCTTTCTAAATCGTTTGGAGTATATTTATCGTATATTTCTTGATATAGTTCTGTTTGTTTTTTTAAATACTCATCAGCTATTTCATCTTCAATATCGTATAAAGTTTGTGAACCTACAGGTATTTTTGAGTTATATGCATCAAATGTTTCTCTAAGAGGTAATGATTCGTGAGTAGATACTAATTCTTCAAACCTAGCAACTTCACCTAGATTTTCTCTAAAAAATTCTACCTTTTGATTGTATATTCTTTTTTCTTTTTCTTTTTGAAGAAAATAATTTTTCTCATTTACCCAATCATGGTACATTAGGACCTTCTATTTATTAAATCTAAAATAATAGGAGATTTACTAACTTCATACATTGCCATTAATGTTAAGTCCATATCATCAATATTTACTTGTGGAGTATAACCATCTCCTAATGGTGAACCTGCAGTAGGTGACTCCCCTGGTCTTTCTGTAGGTGCAAACACATTTGGACGTGCAACTTCCTCTTTTGGAGGGTTCATGTTAATTTGCATAGGTGTTTGTGCTGGTAGGGGAGCAGCTTGTTGCTGTTGTAACAATTGTTGTTGTTGTCCGTAAGGTAAACCAGGCATATCTCTTAAAGGTTGTTTAGTACTACCTGCACCACCGTCAGTTCTATTTCTGTTTTGTGTAGCTACCGGAGCAGGTTTATTAGGTTGTCTGTATCCACCTCGTCTACTTTTTGCCATCAAATTCTCCTGTTAATAAAATTATTATACCTGGTGCTGGATATATGATTTGTTTAACATTATCACCCATAACATCAAGTTCATCAACAACACCATATTCATTGTATATAGTTTCCCAAAAAGTATCTTCATAATATTCGTCCATTATGCACCACCTAAAGCACCTGCTATTGAAGGTTGTCCACCCATCATTTGTTGTTGCATCATTTGTTGCTGTATCATCATTTCTTGTTCAGGTGTCATTTGAGGTTCTTGTGGAGTATAAAACTGTTTCATAATCTCTGTTATAGCAGTTGGATACTCATAAATAGCTATAGCAGCCATTGTAGCTGCAGGGTCACCTTGTGCAGACCTAGCTAGTATTGAATCAAATAAAACACTTTCTGCTTTATTTTTACGTATACGTTCCTGTACTTTAGCTATATTCTCTAAACCATCAATGTTATCTTGTAATGTTTCTACGTCTATAACACCTGCTTGTAACAATTGCAACCCAGTTACAATTTTTTGTGGTTCATCAAAACCAGCCATAACACCATAGATACGTCTAGTTCTAAAGTCACCACCAATATCTTGTAATACATTATAGTTTTCACTAAATGCAGAACCACTAAGAAAACCAGCCATAGGTTTTTTAGATATGCCTTGTGAGTAAGATAATATTACATCCATCTCTAATCTCTTAGCATCCATCTGTACCATAGCTGCTTTAATAACATCTCTATATTCTGAAATCATAAGTGACATAGTGCTGTTTAATTCTGATAGTCCAGCACCAGTAACAAAACTATTAGGAGATTGGCTATCGTCAGTTACAGGATAACCACCTACCATACGCAATTGTCTTTCTAATCTATCTATCTGTTGAAACAATTGATACGGCATATTGTTCATTGGTTTAGAAACTTGTGTACCAGGAGCTAGATAATTGACCGCAAATCTACCTTTTCTATATTGTCCGGATTCTATCTCTCCTGATATGTTAGTTTCTGTAAACACACTGTCTTCCATAGCAATAGCTGACATAATGTTTATTTTTGCCATCATTGCCATCAAACCTATTACGTGGTCGTATTGTCCTTTAAGCTGGTCAAAAGATACACGTTTCATAAATACAAATGGTGGAGTAGATAATACGTTAGGTATAAAATCTAAAATCATATTACGCTCTGGGAATACAATGTATGTACCTCCCATGTCATAGTATTCAATAATTCTTACACCAGAGTATGTATTATCTTCCCAAGCTTGTTCTCTGTTATTTTCATAAGACAAAAATGGTGTAGCATTATCTTGTGCTTCTTCAGCATCTTCATCTTGTTTTAAAATCTGTTCTGCAAACTCTGGATAGATTTGTGCAAGTTTATATCTAGGTACACGTCTAATAACAGCCATTTCTCTTGGTTGTTGGTCAGGACCTAAGTTACCTACAAAAGTATCATAAGGGTCACGTAACTCTGCACTAGGATAAAAGAAACCATTAGTATCACGTTTAGTTGTAATAACCCAAGCACAGTAACCATAACCAGGTAACCATCTAGCTGCTTGTTGTAGTTGACCTAATAAGTTTTGTTTTTCATCATAGTTAGTAACAATACGTTCTAATTTTTCTGCACGTACTTTACTTCTAGTAGAATCATTTTCATTAGGTACATCAACTCTAACTTGTGGTATACCTGAAATTTTTTGTGCAAGTCGGTCAATACCAGATTGCAACATATTAGGAGCTGGTAATAAATCGGCATCAGAGGTTTCCATTGTATTACCTAACAATGCTTTAATGCCATCTGCACCACCATTAAGAATAGCTTTTATTCTAGCTTTCTGTACTTGTCTTTCTTGTACTAACTTACCTGATGTAAGTTCAGCAGCGTTTCTAACTATCTCGTCATAAGTTTTAACATCTAATTTTTCTATGCCCATGGTGCTTCGTTTATCTCCGTCATCTTATAATCTCCGTAACTAGGATTATAATCTAATCCTATGTTTGCAGTATGCTCTTTTTGCATACGCCTAAAAACTTTCATTGGAAACCAACTAGCCATAACTATATCAGTTTTCTCTTTGTTTCGTTTAGAAACAGGTTTTCCATCAAAGTATAACAGTTGTTGTCTGTATTTCTGTACTTTAGAGTTAGATTCTCCATCACCAACAGGTAAGTGTATTCTTTTATCTTCAAACAAATCTGCCATTGCACCAACACCATACAATGGGTCATGTTTATTTTTACCTGTTAAATGACCTTGTACAGTTATACCAGTACGTAATGTAAATTCTTTTATTGCAGCATCTTGTCTTATAGCAGATTGAAATCCGTTTTCCTCTACTATCCAATGTCTACAATCGTACTCGTGTAACCATGTTGCCATTTGGTCTAACGCAGCTCTAATACCACCACCACGTCTGTTTTCTAAATCAACTAAATACAACTCACCTCTGTACTGGTCTATACCCCACAATACAGATGCTTGATAACCACTTGATGCAGGGTCTAATCCAGCAACAAGATATAAGTTTTTATATACCTGCCCTAGTACTAAATCAGGTCGCATACATTGGTCAACAATATTCATAGTAAAGATTTGTGTACCTTCTACATATGCTTGATTAAAATAAACCATTTCAAATGTTTGTCTACCACCTGTAGATTCAGCAGAGTGTAATCGTGACATTAACCATTTGTAAGTTCTTTTACCTGGCCATAACATACAATCAGTATGTTCTTCTTCTAAATGTTCAGGTAATTGACAATCTAATGTATGTGCAGTTTCTACAATGCTTGTAAAGTTATCTGATTCTAATAAGTGGTTATATAAATCATCAGGATGTTGTCTTGAACCAATTACAACTACAGCAGTATGTTCCTCTTTACGACTTGATAATGTTGTAGTCCACCATTGTCTTGTACTTTCTCTAGCACCTGGTTGCATAGTAGTTTGATGGTCCTCAATGTCATCAGCAATAATTATGTCACAGTCACGTGATAGAATCTTACCACCTTTACCTACAGCAACCATAGTAGGTGATTTAATACCTGCAACTGTTCTAGTACCTACAGTAAATTGGTTTTGTGACCAGTTTTTACCTGACCTGTTATCTGGTTTAAATGATTGACCAGGTGGACAGAAATCTTCTCTAAGTTCTTCATTTGTATCTAATACATCAAGCACAGCAGATAATGCATTCTTAGCTATGTCTTCGTTACCACCTACCCACATAATACGTACGTTAGGGTTTTTACATATCTGATATACAGCAAAGTGTATTAATAACTCTGTCTTTCCATGTCGTGGGGGTGACAGTATCAATAATTCTTTACCGTGTTCTATAGAATCAATAATGTTATTAATCCAGTTAGTGTGAAAATCTGCGGTGTCATAGTGTTTGCCAAGCTCCGTGCGGAAATATTTGTGTCGGAAGTTTGAAAAATTTTCTAATGCAGCTTCTGCTTCGGCTGATAGTTCCCAATCTTCTGCTGCTACTGCGTTTCTACTGTCTATCTTGTAGGCAGCGAGCATGCGACTGACAGTAGCAGGGGTGCAGCCAAGGAGGGAAGCTGCGTTTGCTACTGTCATA